TAGCACATTGCCAGTTGTTTTCCAAGTCAGTTTTTAAAGAGATTAACTTAGTCCCTACATGCCCTTATTCCTCAGCCAATACCTGTCAAATCCAAAAACACCCCCATATTTTCAAAGAACTATATATAAATACAAATATAATTATATTTATCTAATATGGCAAGTGAAACTTATGAATTTTTAAAAAAAATTGCTAAAGGTGAAGAAATTAGTAGATGGCATTATCCTGATGATCTAATTTCGTATGTTGATTATAGTAGTAAAACGCCAAAAATTACAATAACATTTGACGATGACGATGACTTTCTAGCGATTTTTGATATTGATCGTGATAATCCAGATAGATATACCTGGGCTAGATTTGTTGGTGGTCAGTATTATAATGATGATTATGATAGATATAAATACGAAGATGATTGGAAAGAAGGGTATATTATTAAAGACTTCAATCCAATAAATCTTGAAAAACTTAAAAGAATAGTAAAACTTGTAAATCCAACTTTAGAAATTGAGGAAAATGAATCGAATGTTGCCAAATTTCTTGATAAGATGTTTTCAAACCATATTGATAATTTAATATATGACTATGGTACGACACATTCTGAATGTATCGGAAGGGCAGTTAAAGAAGAAATATTGAATGATGTTAAAAATCCATTTTATAAATTTGGTATTTTTGAGTTGATACCTGCCTATAAATTTATAACTGATGTTAGAATTCTTTTAAGATTGTATAAAATGTTAAACGCTGAAGATGAAGATTTAAAAGGTTTATTAAAGTTATTATATGAAAAATATGGTAATAATAATGTTGGGGATTGGTCTGAACTTGAATATAATTCTTGGTGTGATGATTACGATAATGAGGAAACACAAAAAAATATAGGTAAGGCTTTAGATGATATATTAGAAACAATTGAAGATGATTTGATGGGTGAAAATACTAATTTTGACGAATATAATAAATTATATAAAAAAGTAATTAGCCTTGGTGGTTTTAACAAATTAATTAAAATTCCGGAAAAAAATATTGAGGTTATTTTTGAAACCTTGGATTTAAAAACAAATAGACTAATTATTAAACTTTGGAAAAATAACCAACAAGAAAAAAGGTCTGTTAATAATCTTGATGATTTGAACTTAATCCTCTATCATCCGGAATTATTTGAAAGTGTTAGAAAAATATTAAGAAAACTTTTATAAATCAAATAATGTTTCTATATTTGTGGTATGGAAAGAAATTTTGAATTATTAAAAGAAGTATTATCAATTCCCACAAAAACTTATCAAGAAGGTTTAATGGTTGAATTCATTTGTAATTGGTTGAGCGAAAACAATATACCATTTTATGTGGATCAGTTTAATAATGTTTATGCAACAAAACAAACTGATGAAGATATTTCTTATTTTCCTTGTGTTGTTGCACATACGGATACGGTTCATAATATTGACACAATAAATGTTGTTGAGGAACAATTACCAAACGCACAGAAAGAAATAAAACTGGCACTTAAAGCGTATAATGATAAAGGAAACCCAACCGGAATTGGTGGTGATGATAAGTGTGGTGTCTATGCTTGTCTTGAACTTCTAAAAGAATTGCCAAACTTGAAGGTAGCATTTTTTGTGGCTGAAGAAACCGGTTGTAAAGGTTCATTTAACGCCGACCCAGAATTTTTCAAGAATGTTGGTTATGTGATTCAATTTGATGCCCCGGAGAATAATATGATTTCCGAATATCTGATGAGCAAACCTATGTTTAATAGAAATTCTGAATTTTTTAAGGTTGGTGGTCGTTTGATTACAGAACATTTCCCAAGTGACACAAAATATCATAGTCATCCATATACGGACATTTATCCATTAAATAAAAATTTTGATTTATCTTGTTTTAACATATCAATTGGTTATTACAACTACCACACAAAAAATGAATATGTTGTTGTTGAGGATACATACAACGGAATTAAGGTGGGTAAGCTGATGATTGAAGAACTAGGTTATACCAAACATTAATAAAAAAGGAGGGTTTTTAATCCTCCTTTTTATAAACAGCCCAATATTTTAATTATTTCGTCATTTGATTGTGAATAATTAACTCTAATTAATTTTATACTGTTTAATTCACAAAAATCATTTTTTATTCTATCTCTTATTTTAACTTTTTCAAACTCACTTTCACCACCAAATATTGAAATAGGTTTAAAATGTTGTATCCCATCAAATTCAATACATATATTTTTTTCTGGGAGATAGAAATCAAAACGAAGTTTATTTTTATCTCTACAATTTAAAAGAGACTTGTCGTACTGGAATTTTATTTTGTTTTTAGTTAGAAAATCAAAAATTACCTTTTCACCATAACTAATTTTAGTTCTTTTGTCAATCCCCAGCCAATCGTAATAATCAATCCATCCTTTATCTTTATATGTTTTTTCTGGTTTTTTTGGTATGTTGGTTGGTAATTTTGTTAGTTCTAATTTTGTCCATTCTTTACCCATTTTTAGATTTAAACTACGAGCCCAATCACGAGCCTCATCAAATGGTTTGTATTTTTTAAGATTATCTTGTATTCGGTTAGTTCCTAAAAAAATACCCCAACCTTCCCATTCTGATTTATATATTGAGACCGGATTATATGGTATCCCAGTTTCTTCAGACATAATTTTATTTATTTGATTATAATAATCATTTTTACTTTTAATATTTAGAAGTCTAATTTGTTTTTTACATTTTTCGTATGTGTAGTACACACCATATTTATTTTTTTTATATATTGGTTTTCCTAAAAATTCAGACCAATTTTTACAAATATTTTTACCGTAAAATGTTATTGGATTTATTGGTGCCTTTTTACCATAAATCTTAAGATTTTTATAATTAGAAATATATGATTCTTTTGTTGTTATGTTTTGATTTTTAATTAAATCTTTTAATTCAGTATAACTATAATATTGTTCTTTATTAACCAACATATCCTATAATATAATTTATATTATATAAATATTTGATAATTTAGATTATGTTGGTTTTTAATAAAAAAAAGGAGGGTTTTTAATCCTCCTTTTTCTTTCTACCTCTTTTTTTCGGTTCTGGTTTTGATCTATCTTCAATTTCTATTGTCTGGCCATCACCTTCTCCTTTGACAAATAACACATATTCCTTTTCTTCAATAACTTCATTCAATAATATTTTTTCTGAAATTAAATCTTCAATTTTATCCTGGATTGCTCTCTTTATTGGTCTTGCACCATATTGTTCATCAAACCCAACTTTGGCAATTAAATCAATTACTGAATTTTCATACGAAATTTTATACTTCATTGAATCTAACCGTTTTATTAGTTTATCAATTTCAAGTTTAACAATTTTATTGATTTGTTCTTTTTTTAATGAATTAAAGACAACAACATCATCAATTCTATTTAAAAATTCTGGTGCAAAAAACTTACTTAGTTCTTTCTTTAGAACATCTCGTTTATATTCTTCTTGAACAGCTTCACTATTATTTGATGTTTTAAAACCAACACCACTACCAAAATCTTGCAATTTTTTAACACCAATATTTGATGTCATTATAATTAAACAATTTTTAAAATTAATTTTTCTACCAAGACTATCAGTAATATGTCCGTCATCTAATACTTGCAAAAGTGTTGAAAAAATGTCTTTGTGTGCTTTTTCTATTTCATCAAATAATATCACGGAATATGGTTTATTTTTAACTTGCTCTGTTAATTGACCACCTTCGTCTGAATTAACATAACCAGGAGGTGAGCCGATTAGTCGTGAAATTGTGTGTTTTTCTTGATATTCAGACATATCTACTCTAATTAAACTATCTTCACTCCCAAAAATTTCTTTTGCCAACTTTTTCGCCAAAAATGTTTTTCCCACACCAGTAGATCCTAGGAAGATAAATGAACCAATTGGTCTATTTGGATCCTTAATACCTACTCTATTTCGTCTAATTGCTTTTGAAATCTTTTTAACCGCTTCTTCTTGACCAATAACAGAACCATTAAGTGAGTCTTCCAAATTAACAAGTGAATTTTTTTCGTCTATATTAATCTTACTAACTGGAATTTTTGTCATATTTGAAACGACTTCGTAAATTAAGTCCTCCGGAATACCTCTTTTACTATTTTTGAGTTCGTCCTCAAATTTTTTCTTTTCTTCCTCAAGTTTAGATAAAATATTTTTTTCTCTATCACGAAGTTCGGCAGCTAATTCATATTTTTGTTTTTTAATAACATCAACTTTTTCTAGTTTAATATCTGCGGCTTCTTGTTTTAATTTTTCTATATGTTCCGGAAGTTTAATATCAATTTGCATACGAGAACCAATCTCATCTAAAATATCAAAAGCCTTATCTGGAAATTCACGATCCGTAATATATCTATCCGCTAACTCAACACATAACCAAAGTGATTCATCTGTGTAATTTACTTTGTGGTGTTCCTCATATTTTTCCTTACTCTGTTTTAAAATTTGAAATGTCTCTTCTTTTGATGAAGGGTCAACAATTATCTTTTGGAATCTTCTTTCTAACGCACCATCCTTTTCAAAATGTTTTCTGTATTCGTCAAGTGTTGTAGCACCAATACATTGAATTTCACCCCTTGATAGTGAAGGTTTAAGAATATTTGAAGCGTCTAATGATCCAGAACTATTACCAGCACCAACCATTGTATGAATTTCATCAATAAAGATTATAATATTTGGGTTTGATTGTAATTCTTCAATTATAACCTTCATTCTTTCTTCAAATTGTCCTCTATATTTTGTTCCAGCAACAAGTGAGTTAATATCTAATGATACAATTCTTTTATCAGCTAAATTTTTTGGGCATTCACCAGAATGTATCATCATTGCTAACCCTTCAACAATGGCCGTTTTACCACAATTGTGTGACACAATACCGTTTGAAATATATTTACGCTCATTATCAAGAACTTCAAGATCATATGTATTATGAATACCAATTTCATTTTTTTCAATAACATCGTATAAATTATTATCTTCACAAAAAATAAAGTCGCCCAAATTGATATTTTTTAATTTAACCCAAAATGATTCATTTATCAATTCTGAATTTTCATTAGTTGTTGTTGAATCAACCTCAACTAAATGATCTTCAGAACCCGATAAAGTATTACCGTTAGATAATTTTATTTCATAACAAAGTTTATTTTGTTTTTCATATAAATTACCAATTAATTTATATCCTGATGGAGTTTTAATTTTATATGTCCCCCCTTCTTTTTCAATTAACTCGAAAAAATCTTTAATTTTAATTTTCATAATAATAATTTTGTATTTTATTAATTAATAAGTTATAGTCAAAATCATAAATCAATTTTATATTATTGTCTATACAAAATTGATTTTTAAAATCAACTTTTTGTTTATATATCTGTTGATTATCATCTAATTTGTTTAAATTTTTCTTATTTAATAGTCCATATAATTCAATGTATGTATCTTTCTCTTTTAGATAAAAATCACACTTTAAATTTGAGTTTGGATAATTTTTTTCGTAGTCGAAATTAATTTTATTTTCTTCCAAAAATAACGCAACTCTATATTCACCAACACTTTTATATCTAATACCATTATGATATACAGATATACCATAATATTGTCTATTTTGATTTAGATTTATTTTCTCATAAAATAAATTTTTTATGATTGTTGGTGTTGTTTTAAATATATTACAAATGACTTTACTATTAACATACTGTGTCAAATCCGAATATTTTTTTATGTCATCATTTTTAATGATACAATCAATAAATTCATTAATTGTATTATAGGTAGAACAACCCATAATAATTCCTTTTGTTTTTTCTTTATAGTTTGCGTGTTGTAATAACAATTTTGTTTCTTTCACATCATATTTAAATACATTTTTTTTCAACTGCACTTCTTGAAAATTTTCTTTATTTTTTAATGTGTTTATCCATTTTTTTTGTCTATTTAAGAATTTTTCAGTCCCAACAACTTCACCATATTTATCTATACATTTTTTTAAACTAAAAGTTGATTGACGCTCACTCAATTTAATTTTAGCATCATTTAGGTTATATCCCTTATTTAACCAATATTCAATATTTGTAGTTTCACTACTTTTATATTTTTCTGGGTTTGATTGTTTCTTTTGTTTTAAAATATTAGAATTTTTACTTTGTTTTTCGGATATAAAAATATCAATCATATCCAATTCCCAACCCATACTTAATAAAAAATCTTTATTATAGATACTTTCAGGATAGTTTAATACCGACCTTAACACTGGTTTTATTTTTTTATAATTTAAAAACTCAGTCTGATTAATTAAGTCATTAACTTTTTGGATGTCTGAATCCCTAAATTTTATAAAATATTTATAAAATTTTTTATCTAATATAAAATTTTGAAACTCAATGACTGTATTAATTTCAATTAAATTCTTACCGTTTTTCTTGATAAACATAATAATCCAGGTGTTGGGATATACCAATACCTAATAATAAATATCACAACTTTTTAAAATTGTGAGTATCAACATTAGATACTTTCTCAACCTCAATCCAAGTGTCTCCTAATACACATCCGGGTTCACCAATTATAATTGGATTATTTTTTTTTCTCCTTGATAATATCTGTGCAATTCTTAACACTTCTTTTTGCCTCCCAATAACAGGATCCAATTTTCCTTGTTCAGCAGCTTTAATTAAATCTTTGCTGAAATTGTCTAAAATAGGTGTGCTACCATCACCTTTTCTTTTGTTTTTGTCTCCATCATCTACAAATTCTATTGCCATATCTAAAAGTTTTATCTAATTTTAGATATAAATAGATTTGTTGTCAATATTTGTCTTTTTGTCATATACTAAAATTTTATACTGACATTTTGTCATACTTTTTTGTTTGGAACAAAATTGGTTAAAAAAAATTACAAAATAAACCTTTAAAATATAAAAAAATGTTTAACAGAAATTTAGAAAGATTATTTAATGAATTTTTTAATTCGGATCCATTATTTGGGAATACTAATGATTGGGATAAAAAAACTTATCATTCACCAGATGGGTCAATTTCATTTACCTACATTACAAATAAAAGAGGTAATTTAACCAAATCCGATGAAATAACACTATTAAAACAAAAATTGGATATGGCGGTTGAGGAACAAAATTTTGAGGAAGCTGTGGAGTTAAGAGATAGAATAAAAAATCTAGAAGAAAACAAAGAAAAAATAAGTGAGCTCAATAAAGAACTTGAAGATTGTATTAAAACACAAAACTTTGAGAGGGCTATAGAAGTGAGAGATAAAATTAACTCCCTAAAATAAAAAAACCCCCATTTTTTGGGGGTCTTTTTATTCAACAACCATCACAGCTCTTAATTTAAATTTGGTGTTATATTCTGTGTAAATAACCAAACCAATTTTAGTTGCTTTAACATTTAACATATTTTCATTGTGACCAACAATTGATGTCCTCCAAGAATCAAAAATTATTTGGGGCTGTTTATTGAAATATTCAACACTACAAATAAATGTACCGTAAGTAAAAAGTCCATAAATGTTTTCACCAATTATGTTTGTTCCATTAAAATCTGAATGAACAAGTGTATTTCTATCACACAAAACTTTTGCCCAATTTTTGGAATAGTGAATCAAATTAGTATCAACAGACAATTTGTTTAATTTATTTTTAACTCTATAATCGTTAATTAAACCAACTAAACAATTATTCAAACTATCAAAATTAGTTTTGTTGTATTCTTTTTTATTTCTGGCGATAAACATTTCATCTGATTTACTATTTTTTGTTTGGGTAAAACAAATGACAGAAATAAAAATTACAAAAAGACTTGTCAATGATTTCATATTATATATTTTAGAATTATAATACAAATATAACACTTTTTTTTTATTATGATATTTATCAAATAGAAATTTTATTTAAAAAAAATGAAAAAAAATATTTTAGAAGAAATAAATAGAATGAAATTCTATTTTGACTATAAACCGGGTAAGGTTATTTCAGAACAAAAAAATACTTGGTTAATAAAAGAACAAGTAACAGATTGGACTGACGGTGGTTCTAAAACATTTGAGAATGCCGATATTATAAAAATAATTCAATATATAAAAGAAGTAGATGCTGGAAATAATTTTTCAAAATCACCAGTTTATCTTGCGATGTTAAAATGGTTTGAACAAAATGATTCATCAGAAACCAGACAATCTCTTAAAAATTGGCTTGGTAATGAATTAACATCTGGAATTGGACAAAGTCCTGAAACAACATTAAATAAAGTTGTAGACGCATCAACACTTTCTGGTTTTGATAAAACAAAAAAACTTTCAAACAACCAAACAACTTCTTCAACAGAGCAAACTAATATAAAACAAAAACAAGCATTAGATTTACTTACAAAAGTAAAAACTAAACTATCTACAATTGTAAATCAGGGTTTATATGTTGAAATGAAAAAACAAGTGGATAGATTATTAACAGAATTAACGGCATTTAATTCTAAAAATGTTATAATGTCAACACAAACAAGTGATGAAATTATAAATCTAATGAACCACATATTGGGTGCTTTTGGGTCTGATGTACAATATTCAGTAGATTACGAAAGTCCAACTTATGGGTCATTGACTGGAAATGAAATAAATGGATATTTAAAAGGTGTTGATTTAAGAAGTTCGGCTGAAAGTGATTCTCGTGTTGTACTTTCAAAAAAACAAGTTGAACCATATAAAGAAAGTATTATTGCAACATTGACTACTGAAGCTGGAAAACAATTACAAAACAAAGCATTTTTGGATGGGTTTTTTAGAGGTATTAACCCAACTTTAAGTGATATGATTATCAAAGCCAAAGATATTGTTATTGAATCAGCTGATGTTTCTGTTTTATCAAAATATAAAGAAGAAAAGAAAAAGGATGATGAAACTGGTGTTGAGTTAATTACAACAACATATAGTTGGCCGCCAGAAAATATGAATGTTGAACAAAGAGATGAAATTTCCAGAAACTTTTTTGAAGATGATGATGTAACATTAACTGATGAGACTAAAACTGAACTTCAGAAAAAAGTAAATGAAGCTGTTGCTGAATACAAAAAAATTATGGCCGATTCTGGAAATAAAGCAGTACCTAAAGGTTTGTATTTAAATTTTTATTCATCAACAAGTAAAGTTAGAACCGCATATTCAGATAAAAAAGGAGAATATTCGGAAACCAATAATGTACCATTATCTCTTGATAGGATTGCGACTATGAAAGAGTATTTAAATGAAATTATCGATAATTCTGAATTAAATGTTTTTGAAAAAATAACGGTTTTAGATTTATCAGATCCTAATAGAGGTCCTGGTTGGAATAACACAGAAAGTACTTTTTTAGATGGTACACCAATGGATTTTAAAACAGCTTATGCAAACGCACCATTATATTTGAAGGCTCGTACTCGTAACCCAAATTTAACACCAAGACAATTTTATGGTGTAAGAGACGGAAATGCTGTTAGAAATGCAAGTAAATTGGCTGGCGTACAAATTGGTGGTGTAGCATTGACAGAAGAGTATGAAAATTTATATAGTGAATTTAGATACGCAACTTGTGGATTTAATATGTCAATAGAAGCACCAAAAGGGGTTTCAAAAGAAGAGAAAGAATTAGAATTTGTGGTATCTACTTCTGGTGGATTGGGTGTTATGATTACTTGGACAAGTATAAATTGGGATATAAATATAAATATCGGTGACGGACCAAACAAAAGAAAAAGCGCAAGACATATTGCTTTTGTAAGATTAAAAAGAGCTGTTACTAGAAATAAAGCGGTAATACCAAAAAGAAAAACTAATTGTCCCATTTGGTAAAATTAAAATAAAAAAAATATGGCAATCACAAGAGAAGAAATTAAAGGAACAAAAATTATAAACGAAATTGAGTCATCTAATATTGTTAGAACTGAATATGATGTGGAAACAAAAAAATTGATTACCGAATTTAAAAATGGTATGAAATACGAATACGATGAAGTTCCACTACAAACATATACAGCATTTAGAGTTGCAAAATCGCAAGGTTCTTTTTTTAACACCAATATTTCAAAAACTTTTAAATATAAGAAATTAAGTTAAATCATTTCTGGTATATTTATATATAATGGAAAAAGATTTAATTAAAAGTTTTGAACCAAAAAAAGAACTAAATCCAAATGTCTGGGATATTAGTGGGGAGGAACCAAAAATTAAAAATGATATTAGAAAAAAATTATTAGAAATCGCATATGAATTTATCGATTTTTTAGATGTTGATATTGTTATAACAGATATTATTCTAACCGGATCACTATCAAACTACAACTGGTCAAAATATTCGGATTTTGATCTTCACATTGTTGCAAACTTTCAACAATACCCAGAAAACCAAGTTGAACTATATGAAAAATTATTCAACTTGAAAAAAATGTTATTTAATCAAAAACACGATATTAAAATTAAAGGTTATGAAGTTGAACTATATGTTCAAAGTGAAGCCGAGACACATTTTTCTAGTGGTGTCTATTCTATCTTATTTGACGAATGGTCAAATAAACCAAAAAAGGAGACCGTTGAAATTGACAAAAGTCTATTGAAAGAAAAATCTAAACAATGGATGAAAATGATTGATGAACTAATTGATAGCTTAAAAGACGAAGATATTGATTCGGCTAAAAATCTAGTAAAAAAATATAAAGAAAAATTAAAAAAGTATAGAACTTGCGGACTAGAAAAAGACGGTGAATACTCAACTGAAAATTTGGTATTCAAAATATTAAGGAGAAACGGATATATTGAAAAATTACATAATTTGACAAGTGATATTATAGATAAAAAATTATCTATGAACCAATAATTTATTAAAAAATAAAATAATCTTAAATATTGATATATTTATTAAGAAAAAATAATTTAACTAAAAAAATTATATTATGGGAGGATTAAGACCTATCGGAAGTGAAAAGTTACAAGGGATGGACAAAATTCGTAGAATTATGGAAATTGCCACATATAACGAAAACATACCAAATCCGGTAAATGAGAATAGAAACACAGAATACACCGTTAAACTTGCTGATGGAAATGTTTATGCTATTGTAAGAGAGAAGTTGGGGTATATTATCAAATCTGCGATAAATGAAAATGAAACTGACTATATTGAACCAATACAGGAAAGAAAATATTATAGATCATATTCTGAAGCTTTAAAAAGATTGAATATTATAACCAAAGAGTTAAACACTCTTCACGGTAATAAAAAAGGTATTTCTTTGTTTGAGCAAGACGAAAAAAAAAAGGATAAACAATACTTTTTAAAAACACCAAGTTCCGATAAAAAGGAGGCAACGCCAGCTCAAGTATCAACACCAGTAAGTGGTGCGACAGCTCCTACAGCTGAATTGGGTGAACAAGCTGTTGACCCAACTGCCGTTCCAGCTCCTGCTCCAGTTGATCCGACTGCAACTACGGCTCCTGCTCCAGTTGACCCTACGGCAGCACCAGCAGAACCAGATATGGTTGCGGGTGATGAAGTTCCAATGGAAGAGCCAGATATGGATATGGAAGAACCAGAAGGTGAAACTGAAGGTGATAAAAAAGAAGAGGTTTCTTTTAAGTCAATTCAAAAACTTACAGGTAGATTAACACAAAAAATTAGAAAATACACAGAAGAGGAAGAAATGACTTCTGATGATACAAAATATATTATCAACTCAATTTTATCGTCCCTTGAATTGGATGTTTTAGATGATGAAGATGTTGATGAAATTATTGACAGATTAGAAGGTGAGGAAATTGAAGGTGAAGAAGAAGGGATGGATCCAGAAGAAATGGCCGGTGAAGAAATGGGTGGTGAAGAAGGTGGAATGCCAGAACCAGGATTAGAAGGAGCACCAGTACCACCAGAAGGTAATGCTGAGGCAGCAATAGAACCAGAATTAGAAGAAGGTTATGAAAATCTTTCAGATGCTTTTACAAATAAGTTTAAAGGTGCTTATACAGCAAATGTTGCCGACCAAATGATGGAAGAAGGTGATGATTATCCAAAACACGGAGCTGCCGGTAAAAGACATAGACATTTAGCACACGGAACATTCGGTGAGTCAAAGGTTGATAAAATAATTTCAAGCTACTTCAAAATAGACGAAAACGAAATTTTAGTAAAAGAAGAAGAAAATAGAAAAAAAATTGAAAAAAATATAAATCTTACTTCAAAAAGAATCAAAAATCTTTCAGAGAGTATTTCACAAGAAAGAGCTTCTTTAAAGTTTATTGAGCAATACCCAACATCAAATTTATTAGGAAAATCAAAAACTGGAAATTTGATTTTCCAAAATAAAAATAAAAATTATAGAGTTTCACCTACTGGAAAATTACTATGAATTATTTAATTTACATAAATGGTTTGGGTCCTAATTATAAGGGTGAGAATATTTATGAATTTATTTTTTCCGACACAACTGAAGTTTGGGGTGAAAATTGGGAAACAAGACCAGCAAATGGTTACCCATCACCACCGGACATTGAATACATCAAAAAGGTTGGGATATTACATAAAGGGAATATAACATTAGATTTGGTTCAAGAGTCTGATGTTTTTTCTGTTTTGGATTCAATGGATGGTGTTTTATGTTTGGGATGGGAAAAAGAAAGTAATGATGTTGATTTTTCTGTTGTTAAAAGATTGGTTTTTAAATTTGGTGAAACAGAACAGGAAGTAAAAGACAAATTGTACGAAAGAGACATAATTTTAGAATTTGAAAAAAAAATGGTTTATGAAAACTAAAGAATACATAAAAGTGTTATTGGAAAACGGTATTAAAGCAAACACGATTGAAAATTTGAACTTATCACAAATTGAAGTTTTGGCTAAAAGATTCATTGTTTCCGAACAATGGACAAAACAACAAAGTACCGAGATTAAATATTCAACACCGATTACTAATTTACAAGGTGGAAAACCAGCAGCTATTCCACCACCAACAGATCCTTCCAAAAAAACAATGGTTGGTCTTGAAGGTGGAAAACTTGTGGTTACTCAAGCTGAAGGTGAAATGACAGAAGACGAAACAATGGACATTGTTAATGATCCGGACGCTACTGCTGATGGTATGCCAACAACTGAAGGTGAAATGAATGAAAAATTTGAATCTAAAGCACAACAAGGGTTATTCTGGGCTAAGTGTAATAACTCAACCGGAAAAACAAAAGAAAAATGGTGTAAGATGGCTAAAGAATTTTCTGATAGCACATCAAAAAAACAATACAAAGATATGCCGGAGAAAAAACATCCAGAAAAAACTGTTAAAAAGAAAACAACAAAAGAAAATTATGAGAAGTTTTTGGAAAACAGAATTGTTGAGATGTTAGGTGATTATATCAATCCTGCAATGACAAAAGGAAAATTAATTCAATCTGTTAATGAGAGAAAAAATTCTGAGTCTTTTATGTTGAAACAACCTAAAAAAAATAGTATGTTTTCACAAGACGAAGGAAAAGAAATGAAAACAATGAAAAAACCAATTGGAAGAATGTTCTCTATGGGTGGAGAAATGTCAGAAGACACAAAAGAAAAAACTAGAACAAAACCGGATACAGATACAGACAAAAAAGAAAAAAGACCAGGAAAGAAAAATCCTTTTGAACCAAAACATAAACCGGCACCAAAAGCTAAAAGAGGTGAGTATAATGAACAAACTATAGCACCAACGAAACCGGGGACAAAGGAAAGAACAAAAGAAAAAAATCCAGGGAAGAAAAATCCTTTTGAACCAAAACATAAACCAGCACCAAAAGCTGGGAATAAGGAAATACCAACTTGGCTGACTTGGAATAAACTTGGAGTTAATTTAAAATAATTTAAAATGAGAAATATTACAAATAGAGAAATTGACAACATTGTAAAAAGAGTTTTAAAAGAAGCTCCGATTGATTATGACGGTCCAGAAAGAATGGATCCAAGTATTGAAAGAAAAATATTGGGTAAGGAAACTCCATATTCAAAACATCCGGCAATGCCAAAAATGGATAGAGATTTTGTTGAACTTATTTCTTCAAAAAGATTTAAAGATACTGTTAGTAAATTAAGAACTATTCTACAAAGAACAACCGGAACAACTTCTCAACTTACGAGTCGTAATCCTATGATGAGTTTATTGATGTTGGTTTCGCAAGCAATCAACCAAACTTCAAGAATTGAATCTCAACACAAAGAAGATCTTGAAAATATGGCCGTTGAATTGGTTAAAAAAGAATTGGGTATTCCGTCAGGACAATTACAATTTGACGCAAAACTTGTTGGTATGGGTCAAAGTGAGTCAAGTGAAAGAATGAGAAGACAAGCTGAAGAACCATCAAGAGAAGAGATGACACAAGCGTTTAAAAATGCTCAAGAACACGAAAATGATGTTGAGGCTTTTTTGGATGCGATGGATAATTTTGATATGGAAAGAGCAAAAAGAAGAATGATTAACGCTCTTATTGGTGGTGCAGCAAAAAAAGGACAATATATGTATCATTTGGTTTCAGAAAAATTAAATGACATTCATCCAGATTTAATTGAATATTATAGTTTATCAACAGCAATTATAGACCACTTATACTGGTTATACCCAGAACAAACTTTAGCGGCAATGTCCGCACAAGGTGGTAGTGAAGCCGGAACATCTGAAATTGACGACACAACAGATCCACCAACAGTAATTGCAAGAGGTGTAAATTTTCCAACTTTGGTTCACGAACTTATTAAAGGTGTTCACGAAATACTTGGAACACAAGGATTACCAGATGATCCAAGACAAGCTGAAATGGTTATGGCGGCCGAAGATACGGTTCCAGCTGAAGCTTGGGATTTAAAATTGGGTCCAGTATTCTGGGAATTACTACAAAGATCATATCCACTTGATATTTTAAGCGAAGAAGATAAAAAACATATTCAGTTATATCTTTTTAGTAAGATAAGTGCAATGCCAGCAAAAGAGTTCTTTGATTTATTTAAAGAGGTATTGGAAGAAAAACCATCTGGAAAACAAAAAATACAAAGAATGGTTGATGAGCTTGTAAGAGAGTTAGAAGAAAATGACGAAGACGAAGAAGAGGATGAAGAAGATGATGACATCTTAACTCAATTGGGATTATAATAATATAAAATATAGTATGAAAACCTCACTTTAACGAGTGGGGTTTTTTGTTTTTAAAAAAAAAAATAAAAAATATGAACTTTTATAAATTTGTAAATATTTATTAGTAAATAAACAATTAAAAAAACAAATTATGCCTTTAAAAATTGATAAACTAATAGCAACCGAAGTTTTTGTTGACGGAAATGAGGTTACTGGTAAAGAGGGACTTCTTACAAACATTTGGATTCCATTACAGTTAGATGGTGAATACAGTGGTGGTTTTAATAATCTTACTGGAACTGAAGAAGATTTATTTTATGGAAATGGTTCAGTATATAATTCACCAAACATAAATTCAATTTATTCATATTCATTCTATGAAGATAATAATGGTCTAATCCATATTAGTGTTCTTGCTGGGTTAGTTCCGCCCGCTTAATTATGAAATAAAAAAATAAACAATAAAAAATAAATATTAAAAAAATAAAAAATATGGCACAACAATATACAGAAAAAATATTACTTCCAAAAGGATCAACAATTGTTGAGGGAAGTTTCCAAGCTCAAGTAGGAACAGATTGGGTAGATGGTAATGGTGAATTTTCACAAAAATTAACAGCACAACAGTTATTAAACCAATATGGTGTAACAATTACAATTTCAGATAGAGAACAAACAAACATTTCTTTAGGAAATTTAGAATACTCAGATATTGAAGTTCAGGTTGGGCAAAAACCAGGTGGTGGATATGCTTTTAAACAACAAATACCAGCATAATAAACAATAAAAAAAATTAAAAAATGAAGACAACACCGCAAACTAGTTACATTAAATTTGATGTTAAATTACCTAATAATAAAATAGTTACAATTACAATACCTTTAGTAGTACCAGCTGTACCAGTTTAGTAATTATTTATTTTAGAATATTTTTAAACCCCCAAATCTATTAATTTTTTTTTTGGGGGTTTTGATATTTATAATAAAATATCTTTATGGGTTTAACTAAAGAACAAGTAATGCTTGAGTATGTAAGATGTATGAAAGATACTCCATACGCATTAAGAACATATCTACAAACATATGATAATACGGTTTCCAAATATGTCCCGTTGGAGTTATTTCCAGATCAAATATCATTACTTAAAGATTATGAGGAATACGAAGAAAATATTGCATTAAAATATCGTCAGGCTGGTGTATCAACAGTAACGGCCGCTTGGATCTCAAAAAGATTAGTTTTTGCAAAAAAAGAAAGACCAGAAAAAATTCTAATTATTGCAAACAAACTTGATACATCAATGGAGATGGCAAACAAGATACGAGCCTTTGTGGAACAATGGCCTTCTTGGGTTGGTGCTTCTTTTTCACCAGATAAAAATTCACAAAGACATTATAAATTAACAAATGGTTGTGAGGTAAAAGCCGTTGCAACATCACGAGATGCCTTGAGGGGTTATACACCAACGGTTCTTGTTTTTGACGAAGCCGCGTTTATTGAAGCTGACGGTGATTTCTGGGCGGCTTGTATGGCATCCCTATCTACGGGTGGTAAGGTAATTGTTGTTTCCACACCAAACGGATATGATCCAATTTATTATGATGTATATAGTCAAGCAATAAAAGGAATTAATAATTTTAAAATCTCTGAAATGTTTTGGTGGAAAGACCCAAGATATTCAAAAGATTTGTATTTGGTTCCAACTGATGATATGGTTGATTATCTATTGAATAAGGATGAAAAGGATCATTCAAAAAACATCTCATTTGCTGATACTGACCCCTATCAAAGGGATTATGAACACATAAAAGAACTTTTTAATCAAGGATATAAACCTTGTTCCACTTGGTATGAAAAGATGGTTAAAAAGTTGAAGTATGATAAGAGAAAAATTAACCAAGAGCTTAATTGTGAATTCTTGGGATCTGGAGATAATGTATTTGATTCAAAACAATTGGAATATATTAAAAGTAATACAATAGAAGATGCACCAACAAAACTGATGGGTAATGCTCTTTGGATTTGGAAAGAACCAGTGCCGGGACATAAATACATTTTAGGTTGTTTGCCACCTGGTGAAAAAGTATTAACTGATTGTGGGTTAAAAAATATTGAAGATGTTACATTAGATGATAAGTTAGTTAGTGAAAATGGTGAATATGTTAAGATTTATAATAAACAAATATACCCAGTCGTTGATGAGGATATTTTTACAATTAAGGTTGACAACACTTTTAGAAAAACGACATTCACAAAAGAACATCCGTTGTTAATAAGTAATCCAGTTTTAAAACGCAATTATAGTAAAAAACATAATTCATTAGATTTTAATGAAAGATATTGGGATTTTAATTTTAAATACACGAGGGTTGAGGAAGTTGAGGTTGGTGATTGGGTTAAAACTCCGAATTTTTATAATAAAGAAATTGAAAATATATTAGAGGATAAATGGGTTATTTCTGAAAATATTAGAACCGATTTTAATATTAAATCACCATTAAAGGATAAAGATTTTTGGTGGTTTATAGGTATGTGGTTAGGTGATGGTTGTATGTATGATGTTGGTTATAGTTTTACAATAAATATCTGTTTTGATTCTAAAGATTTGTATTATTTGGATAAAACAAAAAATATAATAAAAAGATTATTTGACAGAAGTCCGTCATTTATTGATAGAGGTCAGAATAGTTATGAATTAGTGTTTAATTCAAAATTTCTATATCATTTTATATTAGAAAATTTTGGTAAATATTCATATGGTAAAAAAATATCAGAATGGGTTAAATTTATACCTAAAGAATATAAAATTGAATTGATAAAAGGTTATTTAGCTAGTGATGGTTGTTGGCTAAAAACCAAAAAAAAAGGTAAAGTAAATTCTAAAATAACATTTGTTAGTATAAATTTGGAACTATTGGAGTCAATCCAAGACATATTGTTTTCATTGGGTGTTGTTTCATCGTTAAGTAAGTTACGAAATGAAAAACAATCACAAATAATGGGTAAAACTATAAAACAGAAAGAAACATACAATTTATCATTATCAAATCAAGATAGTTTGGATTTAATTAAAATTTTGAATAATGATAAACTTGACCCCAAATTAAATAGATTTGAGTTAAGTGATTTTAGTATTAATAATAAAAGGATTATAAGTGGGTGTCATATTAGTAAGGATAATGAATATATCTACTTTAGGGTTAAAAATATTGATAAGAATCAATTTACTGGAAATGTGTATAACTTTGAGTGTGAAACACATACTTTTATGTGTCACCACATTACCACGCACAACTGTGATGTAAGTCGTGGTGATAGTGAGGACTTTTCCTCACTCCAGATTATTGATTTTGACGATAGAGAACAAGTATTGGAATATGTTGGAAAAATACCACCGGATGCTCTAGCTGAAATTGCATATAAGTGGGGAATGATGTATAGTGCTTTTTGTGTTGTGGATATTACTGGTGGTATGGGTATTACCACTGTAAGAAAGATGCAAGAACTTGGATATAAAAATCTATATATTGATGGTGTTGATAGTATGAATATTTGGGCGGTAAATAAAACATCTGCGGATAAAATACCCGGAATAAATTTCAACAATAAAAGAGTTCAGATAATTGCGGCATTTGAGGAATATGTAAGACATAAATTTAAAATTAGAAGTGTTCGTTTATATAACGAGATGAATACATTTGTTTATGTTAATGGACGACCGGATCATCAAAAGGGACAACACGATGACCTTATTATGGGTATATCAATGGCAATATATGTTGGTGAATCATCTTTTTCAAAATTGGAAAAAGTAACGGAAAAAACAAAAATAATGATTGAATCTTGGACTGTTGCAAATAATGAAAATGTTGGAAAACAAATTCATTTTGATCCTGTAATACCAAATATGGGTGTTAATAACGATAGATTTAATAGAGATAATTCCGGACCATCAAGAAGAGATTATATGGAATATGGTTGGTTATTTGGTAAAAGATAGTATTTATCTATATGGGGTTAGAAAGACGAAAAAAATCTGGCAGATTGATTGGTGGATCAAGATTGGTTGTTGATGGAGAACCAATTTATTCCGTATTAAAATTTATCCCAGATATTAAAAAAGAAAGAAAACCGGAACTATTTGCTGATGGTGGAGAAATACCAACCCCAACACCAACACCAATACCAACTTTAGAAACTTGTAGAATTGAAACACAATTTTATGAAGATATTATAACACAAGATAACTTCAAACTAGTTTGGGATATTTGTAATATAACGCCAACACCTACTCCTACACCAACACCTATACCTATAAGTTGTGATATTATCACAGAATTAGAATTAGATATTATAACAGAAGATAATGACAATTTAGTTTGAGGAGATTGTAATATAACGACAACACCTACACCAACAAATACACCCACTCCAACACCAATAAATTGTGACTGCATACAAGTTACATATCAATTAATAGGTGAAGAGCCTGTAACGGTGGAGGTGGCTGTTTATGAACAATTTAATGGCAAGAATAGTTTTAGTTTCCAAGTAAATGAAGAAACACATTTAATGTATTTTGCATATATACCAGCAAATACTTGGGTATTAGAAAATGTTGATGGAAGTGGTATTCTAATACAAGCCACCCTATCCGAAGACACCCCTTGCCCTTTCGGAACATACACAATACAAGAAGGTAGTATTTTTGAATCATTTGTAGTTTCTGAATGTGGTCCAACACCTACTTCTACACCAACACCAACACCTACTTCTACACCAACACCTACTCCAACACATACACCTACTTCTACACCAACAAATACACCTACTTCTACACCAACACCTACTTCTACACCAACACCAACACCAACATTACCTGTATCAGGTTTAGTATGGACAACAACTAAAAATACTGGAGGAGTGGTCGGTTGTGAATCCGCGGGATGGATCATAGCACCCGATAATTTATGTATAAGATTTAACATTGCAGATTCATCTAATTGTCCTGGAGGTACCTGTAGTATAACACAAACCGGTACTGCAACAGCAACAATTACTGTTGGACCTGTAGATACATGGTTAGGTCTAACATTCGATGGAGTTGGGGAACTAGAAGATTCGGGATATGAAAGGATTTCATTTAAACTTGACGGAACCATTGTTGCATCAGGAACGTCACAAAATTTAAATTTAGGATGTGAAGTTGGACCTATAATCTCAACTATTATTGTGCCAGGCCCATATTTATTACCGGCTAATACGGTACATACATTTTTTATTGATTTTACAACCACTGATGGATCGTATCATGTTAATTCATTTTACCAAATTTGTTTAAGTCTAACAACATAGACAGCACCGAATCACCATAGTTTTAAAAATCAACCAATTCACTTTAAAATATTTCAAATTATATTTCAAATATGGAAAATATATTGTTTTTTCAGATGGCGAAGATCAGTTGGTCTATCACAGATTGATGCTTGTAATACTACGTCGGTATTTTGGTCTGATTTAGTTACCGAATCTACTAATTTACAAATTGGTGATTTGGTTTATAGATTTAGTGAACCGTTTGATGGAAATAGCAATTGGTTTAAACTAGAATTATACTGCTTTAATTCACTTGAATTAGTTTTTGTTGTTCAAATAAATAATAATGGTGAAATAATTGATATTGGTTGCCCAACAATTTAAACTTAATCAATAATAACACATAAATAATTTTAAACTATTTATATAATAAATTAATTTGGTGTTAAACATTTAGAATTTAAAAAATATAAATAAATTTTAATTATGGAAAAAAATAACTTGACAATATGGCAGAAATTATCCAAAACATTTGGTCCCAACTCACTTTTGAATTTGGATCAACCAACTGTGAAATTGGATAAAACTGTTTTATTAAAAACTACAGATAAAAAAGAATACGATAAAGAAAAACTTGAATACCAACAAAGTTTATTTTTAAGTAATCAATGGCAAAAAATTGAAAACAATTTATATGCTCAAGCGGTGTATTATGAACCAAATAGAATTGCGGCTTTTTATGATTACGAATCGATGGAGTACACTCCAGAAATATCAACAGCACTTGACATATATTCGGAAGAATCTACAACACCAAATCAAGATGGTTATGTTCTACAGATATATTCAGAATCAAAGAGAATCAAATCAATTTTAACTGATTTGTTTAATAATGTTTTGGACATATCAATCAATTTACCAATGTGGGTTAGAAACACCCCAATTAGAGAAAATAGTATAATACCATTATTAGACGGTACAGAAGTATCAATAAAAGAATTGAGTGATAGGATTAAGAGTGGTGAGGAGATTTGGTCTTACTCAATACAAGACGGAACTAAAGCGATTGTTCCTAGTAAAATTATATGGTGTGATTTAACTAGAAAAAATAGTGAGTTATATAGAGTCACATTAGATGATGGTACATATATTGATACAACACCAGATCACGAATATATGCTTAGGAACGGATCATTTAAACGAGCTGATAAACTAACTAAAGGTGAATCATTAATGCCGTTTTACACTAAAAAAAGTGAAAAGAAAAAAGACCGAATTGCTGGTTATGAAAAGGTGTTTAACCCAAGTACTGGAAAATATAAATTTACCCACACAATGGTTTCACATGAATGTGTTAGGGATTTGGAAAATGAAAAAATAATTGGTGAACAATTTGATACACATCATATTGATTTTAACAAATTAAATAACCACCCAAAAAATTTAAATAGAATGAGACATTCGGATCATTTTAAATTACATGTGGAACATTTTAATAAAATATTAGGTTCGCCAGAAGTTGTTAAAAAAAGAATGGATGGAATTGATAGGTATTTGCGTTCAGAAAAACGAAGACAAAGACTATCCAAAGAAATGACTGGTGTCTATAATAAATATTTTGAAAATTATAATAATAGTGAATTACATGCCAAACACAATATAATTCGTTCAAATAAAATGTTAAATAATTGGAGAGATAATAATTTTATAGAAAAAACAAAAAAGGGGATGACAATTGAAATTAATGATACTTGTTTATCGTATATTTCTAATTTGATTAAAAATTGTGAGACATATGTAGGAGTAAATGAGTTGTCAAAAATTCTCAAATCAGATAATGAGTTTATTAAACTGTTCAAAGAAAATTATAAATTAAATAAAAATATCACAAAATCAATTAATCCAACAACATTAAAAAAAGTTATTTTAAGAAAAACAAATAAAAATTATTTTGATTTTATATCTGATATTAAACCAGAAATTATTTTAGATAAAAAATATATTAAAGCTAAGTCAATTTTTGAAGGAAAAACTAAAGTAAAAGTTATTAACCATAAAGTTGTTTCAGTCATTAAGCTAGATGAAACATCTGATGTTTATTGTTTGGAAGCTGTTGGTCCAAACGGAGAACACGATAGACATAATTTCCCAGTATGTGGGTTTGATATTAATGGTAATCATTCAAGAGAAACCGGTGTGTTTTTGTCCAACTGTAAATATGGCGATAATTTTGTTTATTTAAAGTTAGACCCAGAAAAAGGTGTTGTTGGTTGTCTCCAATTACCAAACATAGAGATTGAAAGGTTAGAAAGAGGAATGGAAGCCAGAACTATGAATTCAGTTTTAGGCCCAGAAGTTCAGTTTAAAAACAAAAATTTAAAATTTGTTTGGAAAAACAAAGATATGGAGTTTAACACTTGGGAAATGGCTCATTTCAGATTATTAGGTGATGATAGAAAACTCCCATACGGAACATCAATGCTTGAAAAAGCTCGTAGAATTTGGAAACAACTTGTTTTGGCTGAAGATGCGATGTTAATATATAGAACATCAAGAGCACCAGAAAGAAGGGTGTTTAAAGTGTTTGTTGGAAATATGGATGATAAGGATGTTGAGGCTTATGTACAAAGAGTTGCAAACAAATTTAAAAGGGATCAGGTTGTTGATTCTAAAACTGGTAATGTTGATTTAAGATTTAATCAAATGGCCGTAGATCAAGATTATTTTATTCCTGTTAGAGATCCAGCGGCAACTATGCCAATTGAAACATTACCTGGCGCTCAAAACTTATCGGAGATTGCCGATATTGAATATATCCAAAAGAAACTTGTAACAGCGTTAAGAATACCAAAAGCATTTTTAGGTTTTGAAGAACCGGTTGGAAATGGCGATAATCTATCATTACTTGATATTCGTTTTGCTAGAACCATAAATAAAATACAAAAAAGTATGATTGCCGAACTAAATAAAATCGCAATCATTCATTTATTTTTATTAGGTTTTGAAGACGAACTACACAACTTTACTCTAGGACTTACTAATCCCTCAAAACAAGCTGATTTACTTATGGTTTCAGTTTGGAAAGAAAAAGTTTTATTGTATAAAGATATGGTTACAGAAATTGCAAACACATTACAACCAACTTCTGCAACTTGGGCTAAAAAACACATATTTGGGTTCTCCGACGAAGAAATTAAACTTGAAATACAACAAATAAGATTAGAAAGAGCTGTTGCCGCTGAGCTAGCAAATACCGCAACCGTAATTACTAAAACTGGTATGTTTGATAATATTGATAAATTATATAAAACAGTATCGGGTGAAACTGTAACTGCAGGAGGAGCGCCACCCCCACCACCAGGAGGAGAAGGAGCGCCACCCCCACCACCAGGAGGAGGCGAACCAATGATGGATAGTGTAGAAAAAAGAAACTTTAACATCTTACTTGAGAGTAATGATTTGGTTGAAGATGAATATATTGATCTATCAAAGGGTCGTAATTCATTGGGTGATATTGAAAAAGAATTGGACAAATTACTAAATGGGTAATATTTATAAAAAAAAATTGTTATGAAATTTGGTTTAATAAAAAGTAGAATAGAAAATATACTAACAGAAGGTTTCACAAATAACACATTTAAAGACCAAATGTTTGTTTTTGAAGAACTTGTTTTGAAAAATAAAAACATCAAAAAATTATATTTTCTTTATGATGAACTTTCATCAAATAAAGGTCTAGACAAAAATTTGGCTGAGAGTTTTATTAACGAATGTATTATTGTATTTGAAAATACTGTAAATAAAATTACAAAAGATGAAATTAAGGAACTTGAACTTTGGACAAGTGAAACAAAGGGTAAAAATAATTATGAAGATATAGATAATTTATTTTCATCTAATATTTCTCTTTTGGAAACCAAGTTAAAGAGTAAAAATTTAATTTTGGAAAATTTACAAAAAAAATCAGAAGATGAGGTGGAACTTAATACATCACTATCAGAATTGGTTGAGGTTGGGAATAAAACAATAAATGATTACTTATCAACATTGAGTGAATCTGAAAAACTAAAAGTAAAAAATGTTTTAAAAGAATCGGATGATAAATTACAAGTAAAATTTGATTTATTAAAAGAAACGATTGTTGAGAAATTAACAGAACTTAAAGAAAATGAAAATGATAATGAGGTGTTGAGTAAAATAGATCAAACAATCAATAAAGTTCAAACTGAAAATTTTGATAAGTTAAATTATTTAAAATTAAAAGAACTAGAAAAAGAATTATAAATTTAAAAATTTTTGTTTAAATTTTGCTTTATTTAAAATCTGTCTTTTTATGACAGATTTTTTTTTGTATTCTTTTCTTTCGTTTAGATGTGAGCTTTGTCTGGTTTTAATTACCTTACCTTTTAATTCCTTTAGAGCCCTTTCAATCTCACCCTTTTTAACATTTACTATTAACATATTTGATATATATCACAAAATTACATATATTTTAATAAAATAAACCGAAAATTATGAAAAATTTTTATGAAAAAAGGAAAAACACTAAAACTAACTGGTTTTAGAACATCCAAGGTTCATTATGGAACCGTAGATTCGAAAGAATTTAAATCCCTCTATTTAAACATTCAAACTTGGGTAGAGCCAAAACAAGAACCCGAAAATTGGACTCGTGTTGTTTTAAATTTAACACGAGCTGTTAAACATTCCGTGTATGAACACATTGATAAAAAAATGTTTGATGACAAATTTATCGTTGATTTGGATTTAAGAACATCTGGATTACAATTAAAAAAGAAATCATTTATGAACTTGGAAATAAATTTGTTTTTAACACAAGAAATTGATTTTAAATCTTTAAAATTAAAACGAACTCTAAAAAAATTGACAAAAGATATATATTCTGATGTCTTTTCAAATAACGAATATTTTAAATTTTATTTAACAAAAAACGGAAATTCAAAGGTTGCCGTAGTAAAAACTGAAAAAGTTTAATATTTATAATAAAAATTTAAATATGAAAATTTTAGCACCAAACGAAATAGGTAGGGGGATTCTTATCGAATACGATGCCGGTTATATAAACCCAAAGAGTGAAAATAACCATTTCATAATGGAATCAAAATCATTTTTGGACCACTCAAAACCGTTTGAATTCTACGCTGTTTTACAAAAATATAATACACCAAATAGAAATGGAAGGGTATATCCGGAAAAAATATTAAAAAGGGAAGCCGACAATTATAAAAAAATGATTGAGAAGGGAACATCACTTTCCGAACTTAATCACCCAGAATCTTCTTTAATTGACCTTGATAGAGTATCACATATAATTACTGATATTTGGTGGGATGGGCCAGTATTGTTGGGTAAATTAAAATTACTTACCTCACCTGGTTTTCACGAAAGAGGAATTGTATCAACAAAGGGGGATATGGCTGCCAATTATTTAAGACAAGGGGTTACTTTGGGTATTTCTTCTCGTGGTGTTGGTTCGTTAAAAAAAGTTGGTGAACAAAATGAAGTCCAAGACGATTTTGAATTAATATGTTTTGACCTTGTATCATCACCATCAACACCTGGTGCTTATTTATTTTTGGATAAGGGTGATAGACACAAATTTGAAGAGAATCTGGATGAAGAAAATAAAATTAGAAATCAGAGAATTTCCGGAATGGAAGAAGAAAGTCTTGATAAGACAAAAAAATTAATGGATAAACTTTCATCTTTTCTTGATAAATAAAATAAGTGTTCCTATCATTTGAAAAAAAAAATAATTATGGAACAAGGAGAAAAATATTTTGTAGCGAAAATTGCATCAGATCTTTTAGATAGTGAATCTGGTCGTGTGAAAAAAGTAAAAGAAGAAAAATTGGTATTGGGTTATACACCAACAGATGTTGAGGCCAAAGTAACAAAAGTGTATGAAAACTACACAATGGATTGGAGAATAACATCAATAACTGAAAGTAAAATTGATGAAGTTATAGATTAAAATAATCTTTTATAATTTTTTAGAAAAAGGGGATAATTTACATTATTCCCTTTTTTTATTGTCAAAAAAATGATTTTTTACAAAGTCAATATATTTATTATGAAAACAACTTAACAAATGAGTAGAAAATCAATGGTTGAAGAAGCTTTGTTACAGATTAAAAATGTTGAACAAGCTATTAACAAAAATGCAGAAGGAATACTTTCATCTACAATGAAGAAAGAAATCAGTTCTCTAGTAAAAGAATCTCTTATGGAACAAGAGGAGATTGAAAACCCTGAAACAGTAGTTGAACCTACGGAACCAGAAATGGTAGCAGAGCCAGATATGGAAGGTGAAGAACCGGAAATGATTGATGGTGATTCGGCTGATATTGAAGGTGATGAATTAGGTATGGACGATGTTGAAGAAATACCTGCTGATGATGAGACAGTGGATTTAACCGGAGCATCTGATGCTGAGGTATTAAAAGTATTCAAAGCTATGGGAGATAGTGATGGTATTGTTGTTACAAAAGATGACAACATTATAACACTTAACGATGGTGACGAAGAATACATTATTAAAATAAATGAACAATTAGAAAAAGAGAACATGGAAAAAGAATTAGAAGAAATGTTTAGTGAAGAGTGGGAAGATATGGATGATTTCGACTTTGAAGCTGAAGAAGAAGAAGATGATATGTCTGATATTTTTGATTCGGAAGAAGACGAAGAGGAAGAACTTTTTGAAATGGGTGATTTTGATTTTGACTCAGAAGAAGATGATATGGACGACCTTGACTCAGAAGAAGATGATATGGACGATTTCGACTTTGAAGCTGAAGAAGATGATATGGACGATTTCGACTTTGAAGCTGAAGAAGAAGAAACAATTTACGAAATTGAAATGGACGAATTGGAAGAGGAAGAAATGGAAGAAGAAGTAATGTACGAATCTAAATCTTTCAAACCAAAAGGTAGAATTGGTAAAGTTAAAAAAGTAGATTACACTTCAAACACTAAAGGTGGATTTGATGAAAAGAAAAAAGAAGCATTCGGTAAAGGTATTAAAGCTGTTGGCACCGGTAAAGCAAAGTTTGAGTACAAAGATGGTGAAAATCTTGATGGTGATTTTAAAGTAAAACCAAAAAAGGTTGAAGCCAAAGAAGCTTCAAGATTCGTTAAATCAATTGACAGAAAAGTTAAAAGAGGTTTAATGGCAGCTCCAAAACATTTAAAAGAAGAAGTTGAAGAATTAAGAAGTAAAAATGATGAATACAAAAAAGCTCTTGATTTGTTCAGAACTAAATTAAATGAGGTTGCAGTATTTAACTCTAACTTGGCTTACGCTACAAGATTATTCACAGAACATTCAACAACTAAACAAGAAAAAATCAATATTTTAAGAAGATTTGATGATGTTGAAAGTTTAAAAGAATCTAAAAATCTTTATAGAATCATCAAAAATGAAATTTCTAACACTTCATTAACTGAAGGTGTTTCATTAAATGAGTCAATTGAAAGAAAAGTATCTAAAGCACCTGCTTCTGGATCTGCTGTTAATTTGATTGAATCAAAAACATATGAAAATCCTCAGTTCTTGAGAATGAAAGATTTGATGACAAAAATAAAATAAATTAAAAAAAAATAAACTTTTTTAAATAACCGTATATTTATTTATACATAACAATAAAAATAAAGCTAAAAAAATAAAAAAAATGGGAGCATTATTAGAATCAGGTCTTGTTGGTAACATCGGTTTAAAACACCTTAAAGTTATCAAAGAAGATACAATTAACAAATGGGACAAATTAGGGTTCCTAGAAGGTCTTAAAGGCCACCTAAAAGAGAATGTTGCACAATTGTACGAAAACCAAGCTTCTCACTTGATTAACGAAGCAACTTCAGAAGGTTCAAACGGAGCTTTTGAAACAGTTGTTTTCCCTATCGTAAGAAGAGTTTTCTCTAAATTGTTAGCTAACGACATCGTATCAGTACAAGCTATGAACTTACCTATCGGTAAATTGTTCTACTTCGTACCTCGTATCCAAGGATATAATCCAGGTGAGTTGGATGGAAACGCACATTACCCACCAATTGGGGCTCCAGGAAACTACGAACTTCCTAATGGTGTTGGTGCTGGTTATCCACCAAGTGAAGGTGCATACAAAAAGAATCTTTATGACTTATTTTATGAAGGTGCTGAAGCTAGTTTAGATCCTGCTGGTTTATTTGACTATTCAAAAGGAAAATGGTCTGCAGTTACTGTAGCTACTGATGTTATTAAATGGAGTGCTGATGGTGGTTTAACTACTTCAGGTGCTGTTCAATCTTACCTTGATAAAGTTAATGTAAGAAAAGTTCTTTTACAACTTTGTAATTTTAGAACTTTAGGTGAAGGTGCTGGTAAATTAATCGGACCTGACGGAAACGAAGTTGATACTGAAACTTTCCTTTCTGACCTTAAAATCTTCGCTAACGCAGAAATTAGTGTTGCGGACGAAGCTTGTCAAATCGCTGTTGGTCAACCACTTTTATTTAGAGTTGTTACTCAACAATATGGTAAAGGAATCGTAAATTACGGTTCTAAAAAAACAACTTCATTCCCTGATAGTGGAAATGGTGGTTCTTACTACGATATTTGTTCGCCTGATGGTTGTATTTACTTAGAAGTAGATCTTTCTTGTCCTGTATGTGCTACTTGTGGTGCTGACACACTTGATGGATATACTGGAACAACATTAAATGAAGAAAATTTTGGTGCAAGTGCGTTCACTGCTGTATATAGAACTTACGAAAACTTGGAATTCCAAGATGAAATCGGTGAAGTATCTTTTGATCTTGAGTCAGTAACAGTTTCTGTAACCGAAAGAAAATTAAGAGCTCAATGGTCTCCAGAACTTGCGCAAGATGTTGCTGCATTCCATAACATCGACGCTGAAGCTGAACTTACTGCTTTACTTTCTGAGCAAGTTGCTGCTGAAATCGACAGAGAAATCCTAAGAGACCTTAGAAAAGGTGCTGCTTGGACTTTGAGATGGGATTACAACGGATGGAGAAGATTGAACTTAACAACTTCTTACACTCAAAAAGATTGGAACCAAACTTTGATTACTGCAATCAACCAATTGTCTGCACAAATCCACAAATCTACTTTAAGAGGTGGTGCAAACTGGATTGTTGTATCTTCTGAGGTTTCTGCAATCTTTGATGATTTAGAATACTTCCACGTATCTAACGCATCTCCAGAGCAAGATCAATACAATATGGGTATTGAAAGAGTTGGAACATTGGCTGGTCGTTACCAAGTGTATAGAGATCCTTACTTCCCACCAAACACAATCTTGTTGGGTCACAAAGGTACATCTTTACTTGACACAGGTTACATCTACGCACCGTATGTACCTCTTCAATTAACACCTACAATGTATAACCCATTTAATTTCACACCAATTAAAGGGATTATGACAAGATACGCGAAAAAGATGGTGAACAACAGATTTTACGCGAGAATTACTGTTGATGGTGTTCGTACATTTGATTTAAGAGAATTGAGATAATCAAAATCTTAAAAATATAAGGAAAAGGTCAGAGAAATCTGACCTTTTTTATTTGGTCTAAAATTGAATGGATTATAAATTTATTTTTTATATAATTATACATATGAAAACAATCCTATCTAATGATGATATTTTGGAAATCATTTCTTTATATCAAAATCAAATTCCTAGTACTCATAAATTAGCAGAAAAATTTAAAGTAGGACATAAAAAAATTTCACAAATTTTAAAAAATAACAATATTAAAATTAACAAAAAGGGAGGTCAAGTAAAAGATTTCCAAACTTTAGAAATAGAATCTGTAAAGACAAAAAAATATGAAACAGATGAATATGAATTTGTTGCTGTCTGTAAAAAAACAAAAATAACTATAAATGATCCAAACAATTTATCTGGTAAATTAACAAAACATATAATTGAGAACTATGGTGATGTTAATATACCCATTAATAATTACCAAAGAAAAAAATATGAAATACAATATGGTAAAAAATGGTATGAAGAATATTTTGATATAATAAAGAAGGAAAAAAAAGAAATAAGAAAATGTTCGTTATGTAAATGGGAAACAACTGATATAAACAACAAAACCGGTTGTTTTGAGCAACATATCATTAAAACACATAATATTACAATTAAAGAATATCTTGATGAATTTCCATTGGAATATAAGTTTCATCCAACTCTTGTTAAGAAGAGTGAGTTAAATAAAAGTGAAAATATTGTTGTTTGTCAAATTTGTAATGAAAAAATGAAATCAATAACAAACACACATTTGAAAAACAAACACAATATGGATATTGAGGAGTATAAAATAAAATTTCCAAATTCAAAAATCGTATCTGAAACAACCTCAAAAAAATTAAGTGAGTCCACAAAAATATTAAATCAAACATTGGAACCAACTTGGACATCAAAAGGTGAATCCGAAATTAAAGAATTTTTGGAGACCTTGGGGTTTGATGTTGTTAAGGGTAAAAACAGAAAAATATTGGAAGGTAAAGAAATTGATTTGATAATTCCTAGTTTAAAAATTTGTTTTGAATATGATGGTTTATATTACCATACCGAAAAGATGGGTAAAGACTCAAAATATCATTTAAATAAAACAATTGATTGTTTTCTTATGGGTTATAAATTATATCACATTTATGAAGATGAATGGGTTAAAAATAAAGAACTTGTCAAAAATAAAATCAAACATATTCTAAATAAAAATGATGGGATAAAAATTGGGGCGAGACAAGTAAAAATAAAAAATATAACTAAGGAACAAAAAACCAATTTTTTGAATGATTTCCATATACAAGGAAATGATAAATCTGATATATTTTATGGTGCATTTTATGGGGATACAATGGTTGGTATCATGACCTTTAATAGAAAAAGAAATATGACCAAAACACAAACCGGTGAGTTTGAATTGTCCAGATATTCAACAAATTCTGGATTTATTGTCAATGGTTTGGCTTCAAAAATCCTTAAAAAATTTATAAAAGAACATAACCCAAAACAAATTATTAGTTTTGCTGATAGAAGATGGACAATTAGTTCAGAAAATAATTTATATACAAAATTGGGATTTAAACTTACATCAGTTGTTAAACCATCTTACTATTACTATAGTTCAAAAATTAATAAATACAAAAGATTTCATAAGTTTTCTATGGGTAAAAATAATTTGAAAAAAAAATATCCCAACCTTGATTTCACCAAATCTGAATCACAATTAACTGAAGAACTTGGATTTGATAAAATATGGAATTGTGGGTTATTTAAATATGTTTTGGATTTAAATATATAATATTAATTCAAATCCAATTATTATTCATTTATTTAGTAAATAAATTTGATAATGAATAATCTTATTTATATTTATTATATATAACTAAATCACTATGAAAACAATACTATTTTTATTTTTAATTTCATTATCCTTTTTTGGTTTTAACCAATGTAATCAATATTTAATTTATGAAAGTTTTTCATCAACATTACCAACACAACAAGGTACTTGGGTAAATACTTCTGTTCTATATGGAACTACAGCCTCAACAGCTCGTACAGGTGTGAGTTATTTAACATTTAACGCCGTAAATGACGCTATGCGATTACCACAAATAGCAAATCCTGGTGTATTTAGTTTCTATTATAGAAGAAGTTCCACATCAACTGGTACTCCGAAATTTTCTGTAGAAACCTCAACAGATGGCTCGGTTTGGACTGAAAGGTTAGCTGTCACATCATTTTCAACAACATATACTCTTGCATCTGTTGATTTAGGTGCATTGGGTTTAACAAATATTTTTATACGAATTGTTGATAAACGAGCGTCAGGTACTGCTGAAAGATATGTTGATGATTTGGGTTTGACATCAACTAGTACAAGTGAAAATGTGTTGATTCCTTTTTTAGCTGCGTGTAATCAAACATTAGATGTAAATTACACATATACAATAACAGATAATTTAGGACCAGCATCTGGTAATTATGGTGGTACGGGTGGAAACAGTTTAAATAGAACATTGACCTTTACACCATCGGATAATACAAAAAAATTAAAACTTTCTTTTAGTAGTTTGGATTTGGAAACAAATTATGATTATTTATATGTTTATGATGGTCCCAACACTTCAGCAACACTTGTGGGGACTCTTACTGGTACGACAACACCAGCAGATATTACGGCAACCAATGCAAGTGGACAACTAACATTAAGATGGACAACTGATGTTTCAAATACCGGATCGTGGGGTGGATTTGTTGCAACATTAAGTGTGCCAATTGGTCTTCCGGTTGAACTCTTATATTTTGAAGGTGTAGTATATCCCACATACAATGTTTTAAAATGGGCAACAGCTTCGGAACATAACTCATTTTATTTTGACATAGAACGATCAACAAATGGAATTGACTGGAAAACAATTGGTATAAGTCCGGCCGCTGGAAATTCAAATGCTCACTTGGATTATTCTCATTCGGATAAAATTGATCAATTTACAATTCATTATTATAGATTAGTCCAATATGATATTGATGGATATTTTAAAATATATGGACCAATTGTTTTGAATAATGAAACCAAAACTAAAACAGTGATTAAATATGTTAATTCATTAGGACAAGAAGTAGGATTTGAATATAAAGGCGTTCTATTTGAGATATACGAAGATGGGACATCAAAGAAAATTATTAGATAATCCTATTTTGAAATTATTCTAATCGCTTTTGAAATTACCTCAACCTCACCTATTGTGAAAGCACCTCTAAGATAAGCAGCCTTAATAGATTCAATTAAATAATATGTTGCAGTTTCTGTCTCCATTGTGGAAAGAATTGCATCCAAATGATCCTCATTCATAAGTTCAATTGTTCCAAATAAATTACCAAAGTTTGTTTTTGTGTTTTCCATAATTTTAGATATTTATAATTATAATGATAGATGACAAAAGAATAAAAGAAATAATAAGGGAAGCCACATCATCTGGTGGGAATAGGGGTTCTTATGTGGGACCTTTGGTTCCCGGAGTTAGAAAATTTAAAGATACACAAAATGGTCCTTATATAAATCCAGTTTCAAAGTACGATTCTCCAGAATTAGAATATGATAGTTATGACGGAAAAATGGATACACCTAAAAATAAAATAAAAAAAATTGAGGGAATCGCAAAAAAAGTCACAAACTATATGAAAAAACACCCAGATGTTTTTATAAGTGATGAAGACGGAAACCCAATAAATCCAACACCAGGAAAAAATAAAAAAATTGTCCCAATAAATGAAGCAAATTCATCTGTTACTGCTGGTGAATTTAATGGACCATTTTCATTAGGTTTAAAAAAATGGCCAAAATCAACACTAACTCCTTTTGATTATGAGGTTGATCATCACACAAATCACCACGCAAAAAAAACTAACATAAAAAACAATAAAAAAAGTAAGACATATTATAAAGGTCCAGAATTTTTTAAAAAATTAAAAGATGATGTACACCCAGCACACACAATAAATGAAGATTTGGCGGTTTGGTTTGGAAAAAAGAAAAAACCAAAAGGATCATCACAACCAAAAGGACCTTGGGTTGATATTTGTCGGAAAGTTGACGGAAAACATCCACCTTGTGGTAGAAAAGATGCTGATACCGGATCTTACCCTAAATGTAGGGCAGCTGGTGTTGCTGGTAAAATGTCTGATTCACAAAAAAAAGCGGCTTGCCAACAAAAAAGAAGAGCTGAGAAAAAAGACCCACAAAGAGGTAAGGGACAAAAGCCAGTTATGACATCATATAAAACCAAAAAGGAATCAATTGATTCCTTGGTTGGTCGTATCATCACTGAGATTAGAAACTCTTTCTAGAATATTGTGTAGAGAATTTTTAATTTGAGAATTTATTGTGTCCTCATAATTTAATCTTCTTTTTTCTGTTTCCGTATCAAAGATATAAGTAATTCGTTCCCAATCTCTTTTGGACAATTTAACATCATAGTGATAAATATGGTTTGTTAGGTCAATTCTACAATCACTCATTGTAATGAAAATATCCATTTCTTTGTTCTCCAAATATCTTTTATTAGACATTGGGGCAATCATAAATTTTGTATTTTTGTGTTTGATTGCTTTAAGACATATAAGAAAACAAGTCTTTTCGTATGAAGATATTTCTTCTTCTTGTTGTGCAAAATTGCCACCACCTTTTTTTGACCAAATGTAAAATTTTAATTTTAATCTTTTGAAAAACCTTTCAACTCTAGACATCATAGTTTATATTTTTATTGATTTATTCTACAAATATAAACAAAAGAATTGAATCTAAAAATTAAATTTTAAAAATTATTTTTTTGTCCACTTACCACCTTTGGAGTTGTATCTCTTAACAGCAGCACCATTACAATATGCACTCGGACAAACATCATATCTTGCTCTAGCCCAAGCTAAAGATTGTTGCCATAATTTTTTATTAGTTGCAACATTCTTTTTTTTCTTTCCTTCACTAACCATTTCATCATAGTCATTATCAGAATCTTCACCCTCAAATTCATTCATTAAAAAATCAAAAACCTGATCCATATTATTTTTGGCTTCAGCAATATGGTCTTGAGCCCAATCGTGACCATTTTCCAAAATAGACTCAATCTCATCTTCGTCTTTTTCTAAAAGTATTTCACATTGTCTTTTTATCTGCTCAAGATTTGAAAAGAACATATACCTATTAGATCTACCTTCTTCTTCCTCTTTTAAAACTTTTCTTATTATTCTATCTAAATTCATAACTATTAACTATTAAGTCCGTCTACACCACCAAGGGTAATCATATTTAATTGTGTAACCGATGTTCCGTAACCATCAGTCCATACCGGATGTGGGGGTGTAATTTGATTTAGAGTTATATCACCAGTTGTGAAATCATTACAAATTTCACAAACTAAAACTTCAGTATTTGCACTTCTTGGCATATCACCAGTACAAGTACAATCAGAAAAAGGACCACCATTATAAACGGCTGAATATAATCCTTCATTTACAAAACCAACTAATTCAAAACAATAACATTCTTCACTATTCTCTGGATTACAAAATCTATAATATTCACCAATAGTTGGTAAATTAGTAAAAGCATCTAATGGTTGTGCATAAGGAAAACCCCCATAACACCCTACTAGTGCTGCTCCGAAACCTTCTTCTTTATAACATTCTAAACAACTATCATACATCACAACAGAAGATATTCCTTCTTCTATTGAATCTGTGGATTCTGAAATAACCGTAAAACAACCAGAGTTTGTTTCACCAGTAAAATTGACATAATATATATCACCTATTGTTATTGTATTTTCTCCTGGATTAACAACAATATTAATTAAATCATCACAACTTTTTATTAAAAAATTTGCCATTTTATATTTTTTTATTTTTTATTCACTATTTAAAATTTTATCTGTTTCTTATAAGTATTTGTTTCATATTACAAATAACTAATATTTACTACCAAGAAGTTTGACCCGTTATTCTTATCCACCCAGTTGTATTTCTAAAATATAATGTATCACCACTCCAGCTTATAGTTCCGGCAGTCCCAGTTGGGTCTGTTGAACCAGTTGGAACATAAGGATTTGTTATTGTTACTGTTGACGCTG